AATAAAGGGCAATAGGCCCTTCTTGTTAGGTCCATAAGCACGTAACTTCTTGCATGCTTCTCCGCCATTTGATTGAGACCCCTTCTTGCCATCTGCAGAAGTATTTCCTTCGGCAGTCCAACAAGTTCCGTCCCCATTGTCTTTAATAATCCATCCAACGTGATCAATATCTCTTCCACCTGGGAAATCAAAATAAACTACCCAACCTGGCTGTGGCTTTGCTCCTTTTACTGGAACCCACTTATTCATCTTCTTAAATGCTTCTACACCTGCTGGTGTATAAACTGTATTTGGGACCTTTATTCCCGCAGCATTTGCTGTCCACATAATAAACGAGCCACACCAAGGCAAGAAGTTTGCCTTTGTAAATGCTCCGTACTTTGTTTCGTTATCTTTTGGACCTTCTATGGTTCCAATTTCTTTTTCAATCACTTCAAGTAGAAGTGCTCTTGTTCCTTTATCTGCCATTTGTTTCCTCCATTGTATTTGGCTTTACGCCTTTTCTATCATGTACATTTGCATCTTCTTCTTTAGGAAATTCTGTCCATGGAATTTCTGGAAGAATATTTTCCCTAACAAGTTGATTGACATTTCTTACATAATCTTCTTCAAAAATTAACTTTCTTTGATTTTGATAATTTTTAAAGACTTCTGTTTCTCTAAAGTATTTGCCAAAATTATATTTTTTTTCAAGATATTCAGACCTATTTGAAATTCCACGACTAGACTCTATACGCCAATGATTTTTATTTAATAGGTGAAAAAATATTGCTTGATAATACGCATTTGGATCATCTGTGCCCCAACTTGGTCTATAGTGAAAATCAATTTGTGGCTGACAAATAACTGCTTGATTTGGCTTACATATAAAGTTTTGATAGCCAGCAACAAATCCCCAATCACGGTTTCCACCAATTTGTAAATCAACCATATATGATCCAGGAGACCAATCAACATGAACAGGAAGTACTGGCCTTCTTCCATCTGAGGTAATTTGATGATGGGCATACATATGATATCCTTCAACTACATCATCTGTACCCACGAGTTCTTTAACTTTATTTATAGCATAATCAATAAATTTTTGAGGAATTTCAAGTTGCTCTTCCCACTTATTCATTTGATTTGAATAATCTACATCCTCTAACTTAGGTTTTGTACAAATTTCAACAAGTTCTTCAAACATATTGTTTGGATAAAAATTATCCACTATAAATGGATCAAAAATTTTAACTCCATCATTTATGATCCCATCTATTTCTAGGTAAGTCTCTTTATCTAAATACTTCCAATCAATTGACTCTGGATCTGGATGATGTTTTATCTGAGTTATATTTGCCATTTTTCTCCTATTATTACTTATATTATACCATCAAGGATTAATAAATCTTGATAAAGGGACTAAACTCTTAGCAACATCTTCATAAAATTTATCTGGAGACATTCCCATATAAATTTTAAAAACATCATTAAAATTTTCTCCTTGAATAGATTTATTATAAAATTCCATCATTTCTGAATGTGTAAGTTTTTCCATCATTCTTTCATATGCTAATAATCCTGTGTAGTATTCATCTATAAGAGGAATTCCCTCAAATTTTGATGGTGAATTAACTAAAGATGATTTCCATTCGTCTATACCCCAATATTTCATAATTTTCCTTTTATCTCCATCAGGAATATATGCATATTTAAAGAAATCAGATCTAAGATTTTTATAGTCCTCATAAGTTTTTGATAATGATCTAATTGCAGCATAATCTGCTTGACCTTCAATAAACCATCCTGGAAGATCTGTTAAAATTCCATCAGATTTTGTTGCAACTACTGCTTGGACTGAATGAGTGAATAGATGTGGAGCAGTCTTTAACTCTCCAGTATTAAAAGAATCTAAAGAACTTCCAATACATTGCCAATATAGAAGAACTGTTTTTCCATCAACTTCGGTAAATCCACCTGATCCAAATATCCCTTTTCCATAACTATATGCCCATTTTTCTTTTGATGGCATTGCATTTTGAAATTTAAAAAATTTCATTTGCTCATATAACCATTCATAACCATTTTCATCACAAGAAATAATTGCAATAGGTGATTCATATTTATAGTCAGTTGACCAGAACTTTATTGCACCTGATAAAGTATTTGTAAAATTATTGCACATTAACTCATTGATTCCATCTTGTTTTATTACATTAATTGAATATGTTGGATCAAGACTTTCGAAAAAAGAACCATTATCATATGCTTTTTTTGTATTTAACATTTTGTACCTTTCTTTGCTGGGCTGGTAGGGATCGAACCTACGACTTGCGAATTAACAGTTCACCACTCTGCCTGCTGAGTTACAGCCCAAAACCTCATCGTGAATATTCTCTAAAAACATACTCTTTACTACTTAAGTATAACTCATTTAGAGAAAGATTTACTGTTTTTTGAAGTGCTTGTTCAAATGTTGGTTGCAACTTTATGTTATCAAATAGTGTAATATAAGAGTCAATTCCATAATTTAATATCATCCATTCATAAATATATGCTCCAGCAGAATATCCAACTTCACAATTTTCTCCAAGCCAGGAAGTAGATTTTTGCATTTGAGAAAACATATCTCCCACATTATTTATAGGAACTGCCCCTTGAGTATTTTTAACACGAGAATTAATTTTTGATACTTCATTTATATATTCTGAGTATGTATTACTAACAATAGCGGACCCAAATAATGCAGCAGTTCCCTCCCATAAATTACAAGGAATATTAATAGTTCCCTCTATCCACTTTCCAGGATTTGAAGGATCTGGTTTAAAGTTTTGTTTTTGAATCCCAATTGTCTTAAGAAATTGATAAGCATGTGTAATTTCATGTGCGGTCAAGTCATTATGAGTTTCTGCAACAGTGTATGTAGATTTTGACCAAATTGTTACTACTGCGACTGGTGTTCCATCTGCTGTATATGTTTGAGTTGTTCCTCCACCAGTGCTATAGTTAACTGTTGTGCTAGAGTACATTGCTAAAGTAGATATAGTTTGATCTATTATCCATTGAGAATTTGGATAATGTGAATTGATAGAATTTGTATATGAAGTTTTGTCTTTTTCACTTACAAAATAAATATCAATTTTTGAATTTTTAGGTAAAAATTTATCCCAATATGCCATTGCCTTTAATGCAATACCTTGATATTTTGCACTAATATCTTTTGGAAAATTTTCTCCAACAGTAAAAGAATAATCAATATTGTCTATTGTTGAATTTTTATTTGACTTTATAAGACTAAATGCTTTTTCTTTATCAGAAATAGGTTGAGGAATTGGAGTTTCGATAGCCGTAGGTGTTGGTATTGGGGTAACTGAAGCAGTAGTAGGTGTTGGTGTTACAACAGTTATTGGGTCTGGAGTGCCTAATTTTGTTGTAGTTATTGGAGTTGGCTTAACAGTAACTGGAGGAACTACCTTATACCAATATCCAGATTTACAGACTGCATTAACTCCTGCTATAGTTTTTGTTGTGTTATTTTGAGATGCCTTACATGATCCCAAAATTACAGAACTTTGTGCAGTTGTTGGAATAAAAAATATAAAAGATACTAAAATGGTTATAAATTTTTTCATATATTAAGTATATCCTTAAAGACTGACAATGTCAACTGGGCCCATGCATGATGGGTTAAATTTAATAGCAGCATTTACTGCTTGCATTACTCTGTTCCTTGCATTTTTTTGCTTATCTGTTGCATATAAAACACCAAATGCATACTCTGCTCCAGAACCCATAGCAAGGTATGGAAGTGTGTACTTAGATAAAGACATATCAGCAGAACTATGCTCATATATTTGTCCACGAATTGCAATAATTAAACCAAGATCCCCATCTTTAGATGTGTCAACCCAAAACTCATTATAAAATTCACGAAGTTCTTTAATAAATTTTGTTTGCATGTGTTTATCAATATCTTTTATTATTGGGGCAGATGGTTTGAAATTGTAACGAATTCTTTCTCCATCCATTGATCCTGCATATCCAATAAGATAAGGACCTATTTTCCAAACTTTTGGCGCTTCGAGTGCTAAGATTGTTCCATCGTCTGATGCACCACGATCTCCAGCCATATAAATTTTATCTTCATGACGAACAACAGCAATACATGTCATTGCAAAAACTCCTTTAAATTTTGTTATATAAAGTATATCATTATAAATTTAATAGGTCAAATACCTAAAGTCATAATTTTAATTTATATTGGTAACCTTTTATTTAAATTATCATCAATAATATTATTTATTGTATGAAAAACTAAAAGAGCATATCTGTTATTTTTAAAAGATTGATTAACTCCATGAACATAGTTGCTGTTTCCAGGGAAAAAAATAAGAGACCTAGACTTTGGCTTAATAGTTTTATTATATTGTGGAAAATAAATTTCTCCACCTTGATAATCATCATTTAAATATAATAAAGATGAAAAATAATTTTTACTAGACCTGTTGTTGTCGTCATAATGAGGGGGAACTGAATGGTCAGAATCTTTATATCTTAATATTACAAGATTCGTTGCCTGAACAATTGGAAGATTAAAATAACTTGCAACCTCCTTATTCATTTCAGAAGATATAATTTTAAATAAAATAGATTCACTGTCAGGAAGAACATCTAATTTTAAATTAATATCATTTTCCCAATTTGACTCATTTACAGATAAGATGCTTGTCATAAGTTTATCTAATATGTCTTGTTTTATAAAGTTTTCACGTACTACTATATTTGAATCTTTAGAGCCTAAAAAATTAAATAAATCCAAATAAGTTTTTACATCAGACATTTTTAGCCTTATCTAGTGTATAAAACATTGCAAGGCTATATCTGTCATTTAAAAAACATTGATTTACGCCATGCATGTAATTTAAATTTCCTGGGAAAAATATTAAACTATTTGCCTTTGGCTTTATTATTTTTTCGTATTGTGGAAAATAAATTTCGCCACCTTTATAATTATCATTAATATAAAAAACAGATGCAAAATAATGATCTGGACTCTGCTCTCTATCGTCTGAATGAAGTGGTAAAAAATATCCATCTTTTGGATTTTTAGACAATGTAGTTGATTTTAATATAAGTTCTTGATCAAAATATAATGATACTGTTTTTGTAATTTTATTTATTACTGACATGATCAACTCTTGATCTTCTTGTTTAAGCAATTCAATTTTTGACCAAATAGTATCAAACCAGTGTTTATTATGAACCGATAGCAATATCTTATAAATAGCAGACAAGTCTTCAGTAGATATATAATCATTTAAAATAACTATATTTGATTCATTTGAACCAAGTTTATCTACTAAAGACTTATATGTGTCTGCATCAAGCATACAACAATTGTAGCATATAGGGTTATTGAGCCTTTTTGTCTACAGAATTAAAAGCACTATTAATTTCATCAATAGTTAACTTTCCATCATCTAGGAATCCACGAGCAAGTCTTTCAACTACCGTGGCTACTCCAAGAGTACCAGCAAGGATAACAGCCTTAACTGTGCTAATTCCTACAACTGCACCAGCACCGATGACTGATAGTCCTGATGCTGCAAATACTGCAACTATACGCATAAAAATATTATTAATGCTTGCAATTGCTCCTGATCCAACTTGCGTTGGTTCTTCAATTACTTCTTCTACTTTTTTAGCCATGTTAATCTCCTTCCTTTGGATTACGTAGTCTTAAGGTAATTACCCAAACAATAAATGATGCTAGGGTTACTTTTCCAATTACCGTTTTTGCTGATCCAGTAAGAACGAGCCATGCTGAGAACAACCCAACAAATGTCCAGATCTCGCTGAAAAAGTCTTTAGATATATCTTTAAAAAATTGCTTCACTGACCGAACCTCCTTCTAATGGCAGCAACTGCTATAGTTAATACCAATATTTTTTTTGCTTTTTTTCTTGTTACTGGACTCATATCATTTCCGATATTAGACATAGCAACAAATGCATGATTTAATGCTTCTGCTCCAGGAACTGCAGCAAGTGTTGCTGGCAATGGTGTTTCTATAACTGGAACGGCAATATCTGGTGCATTAAATGTTGTTCCTCCAGGTTGACCAATAAATGTATCCTGCGTTGTGATTGCTTCTGCTGGAATTGGTAGTCCTGATCCTGGAGGAGGTGCGGGTGGTGTAATTTTTCCATCTTCCCCGACAACTTGTGGTGCTGATTTTGTTCCAAAGAACTGTATTCCACCATTTTCTATTCCTGGTGTGTCCTGTTGTATATGTGGAACTAAAACTTCTTTTGGTGCTTCTTTAATTACTATATCTGAAAGTTGATTTGGGCTATTTGGTTTTACTCCAATAGAATCTTGCTTTGCTTTATCCTCTGCTAATTTTTGTGCTTCAGCCTTGGCTTTATCAGCATCTAATTTTGCTTGAGCATCTTTTTGTGCCTGTATTGCAGCATCTTCTTTAGCCTTAGCATCTTTTATTGCTTGATCTTTTGCAGCCTTATCAGCAGCAACTTTATCTGCTTCGGCTTTAGCATTTGCCTCTTGCTGTGCTTTTTGAGCAGCCTCATCCTTAGCCTTTTGTTCTGCTAATGCAGCATCTGCTGCTGCTTTTTCTTTGGCTGCTTTCTCTGCAGCAAGTTTATCTGTTTCTGCTTTTTCGGCATCTGCTTTTGCTTGTGCATCTTTTGCTGCTTGAATTTTAGCATCTTCTGCTGCTTTGTCTGCTGCTGCTTGTGCTTCCTTGGCTGCTTGTTCAGCAGCAATCCTTGCATCCTCTGCTGCCTTTGCTTCCTCTGCAGCCTTTTCATTTGCAGCCTGTTGTGCTGCTGCAGCAGCCTCCGCTGCTGCTTTTTCTTTGGCTGCTTGCTCTGCTAAAGCCTGTGCCCTTTCGGCTCTTGCTTGTGCATCTGCAGCCTGTTGTGCAGCCAATGCTGCATCTGCTGCTGCCTTCTCTGCTGCTGCTTTAGCCAATGCTGCTTGACGATCAGCCTCTGCTTTAATCGCTGCTTGTCTTGCTGCTTCTGCTTCTGCAGCAATTCTTGCTTGCTCTGCATAATAATCTTGTGTAACTTGAGCAGCATTTGTCATTGCAGTTACTGCTTCATTTACTTTTGTTGTTGCAACATTTGCAAGAGAGTCTGCAGTTTGAATTGAGACTTGTAAGGTTTCTTGTACTACTGTCAAAGATTGTGAGGTTTCTGCTAAATTAGACTGCAAGTTTGTTAGGTTTTGTTGTTCTGTTGTTAGGTTTTGCTGAGCAGTTGTTAGGTTTTGTTGAGCAGTATCATATGCTGCTTGTGCTGCATCAATCACAGATTGTTGTGCATCTACGGCATGAATAGCATCTTGCCATGTTTGATATGCAGCATTTCTAATTGCTAGTTGTGTGGCATATGCAGAATTAACAGAACCTAAATTAGTTTTTGCTGTATCTACAGCAGCAACTTTAACTGGATCTTGTGTCGTTGTAGTTGTACCGAATGCTGATGCACCAGGAGTTGTGAAGTATCCAGTTCCATCTGCTTTAAAAATCATCCAACCAAGAGTGCAACTTGCACCGCCACCATTTTCATAGTACCAAATTATAAAATCTTGACTTTTATCTGTTGTTGTATTATATACTGGTGAATATGGACTCCAAGCGGTACCTTGATCTCTCCAGTTATTAATAGCCAGTGTTCCATCTATATACATCTTTGATCCATCATCAGAAGAAACAGCATACTTTACTGATATAGCATCTGAAGGAACAGTTATAGTACCTTCATATTTAACAATAACGTGATCAGATAATCCAGAATTTAATATTTGTCCACTGCCCCAATTTGCAGCAATATAAGGAAGGGTAGTAATTAATACTGGAGTTTGATTAGCAATTACGGGTGCAGCACCATTTGTAGCACGGTAAACAGTTGCAGTAACCCCATTAGTAGTTACAGTAATAGTTCCATTATTTGCTAAATCTGTTATAGCATTAGATACAGCAGTTTCTGCTATTGCAACATTACTAGTCGCAGTTCCAAGGTTAGAGTTTTCTGTATAAAATCCAGACTGAGTTGTTATCTCTGTAGACTGAAGGTCTGGTAATTTTGCAGTTTCTGTTGTTAAATTAGTTTGAGCATTATCTACTGTAACTGTTGCTGAATCTACAATAGTAACGGATTGCGTTACTATGGCTGTTTGAGAATCAACTGCTGATTGGGCAATTGCTACAGTTGCTGTTTGAGTATCTACATTTGTTTGTGCAGATATGGCAATCTGTATTGCATTTTGTGCAGAATTAATTGCATTATTTGCTTCTCCAACCTTAACAGATGCCGTCTCTACTGCTGTTTTTATTGGCTCCTGTGTGGTAGCAATTGCTATTGCTGTTGAGGTATCTGTATTAGACACATTAGACTTAATAGTTTCAATTATGGCTGTAGATTGGGTTTGAGCCTCTGTATTAAGTGTGGCTGTAGCAGTGTCTACCTTTGCCTCTATAGAGGCTATAGTGACCGTTGTGGCTGTAGAAGTATCTGATATGGGTATAAGTGTTGGGCTTACCTGAACTGTTGCCTCATCGGCTACAGCACGATCTGCTGAAGAAAAAAATATCCATATAGATATTAAAAATCCTATTATGCCTAATTTGATTAATAATGATCTAATTTACCTTTCCCCCTTGCAGACTAGATGTCTGATAGGATGATTATACCATTTTATTACACAAAAAAGAGGACCAGCATTTTGCCAATCCTCTTAATTGTTAGAGTAAATTACTTCTTTAGTGCAACCTTAGCCTTTGGATGAGCCTTGTTCCACTTTGTAGCAAGAGCGTTATACTCTGCCTTATATGCTGCTGCTGCAGTTGCTGCTGCTGCATCTGTTGATGCCTTTGCAGTTGCTGCATCTGTTGCAGCCTTAGCAAGTGCATCTGCAAGAACCTTATCTGCTGCTGTCTTAGCAAGTACTGCATCTGCCTTCAACTTAGCAATTTCTGCATCCTTAGAAGCAAGTGCTGCATCAGAAGCCAACTTTGCAGTTGCTGAATCGGTTGCTGCCTTTGTTGCTGCTGCCTGTGCATCAAGTGCACGACCAGACTTTTCTGCTGCAAGATCTGATGTCAACTTAGCAATTGTTGCATTAAGATCAGAAACTGCGAAGGTTCCTGTTGCTGCCTTTACTGGTGCTGCAAGACCTGTAATAGTTGATGCAGAGGTTGCACCAGTGATTACAACGGTAATGTTTCCTGCTACTGCTGTAGCAAGTGATGCTGTCTTAGATCCAGCAACAAGTGTTGTATCTGCTACTGCATCTGCTGTTGTGGCGGTAACAAGATTCTTACTAACTGTACCATCTGTAAAGGTAGATCCAATAATTGTAGCAGTAATAGTTTCACCTGTTAGAATCGCATTACCAAATACGTCAGTTGCCGAAACTGTAATTGTTGGAACTGTGCCAACTGCTGTTGCTGCTGGAACTGAAAGAATAACATTTGATGCTGATCCCGCTGTTCCCTTAACATAAACAATTGTTGAGTATGCCCCGTTTGTAATGGTTACAGATCCTACTGCTGTTGTTGTTGTATATGCGTATACAGTTACTGCAGACCCTGTAGATGTTGCTGTAAGCGATGAAACGCCAGAGGCGATTGTCTTTGGTGCGTCTGATGTATTAAGTGCAGAAACCAACTTTACAGTTGATGATGCAGCAAAGGTAACATTTGTTCCTGTATCTGCAGATGCTGCAATTGCAACAGAGTGTCCTGCATCAATTACATTTGTTGATGGTACTGCTACTGTTGCTGGTGCTGCAGATGTAGTTGCGTTAGTTACTGTAGCAACAGTTACGGCCAGAGGTGCTGCCGATGCTGGAGAAACAGAAACTCCGATAATTGCTAGGGCTGCAGCAGTAGCAATTGAGATTTTCTTAAATGAATTCATTTTATTCCTTTTCTTTTATAGTAGATTTAATCTATCCAAATAGTCTTTGACTTCTTTTGGCATAGGTTTATATTGTATCAGATTATCTTGCTTGTTGTCAAATTGCTTAGGTCTATCACTTATTGTATGAACCTCAACTACAAGATTTTGATCTTTGGGGGTATGAGAAATAGCCCCAAATATTGCCCCACACACAGCATCAGCCAAATCTTTTGACTTTTTCCGTGGGTGATCAACTCTATCATTTTTCATAATTTTTAATTGAGTTAATTCATCAAATAATAACTCAATCGAGGGCATTGCAAGTCTTTCCTCATATACAAGCATAGCCATATCCTCATAATGTTTTTTTGCAACAGAAACAGTATCAGTTCTCATTCCAACCTGTTGTAATTCATTTTGAATATCAAAAGATTGCCAACGGTCAAATGAAACCATTCCAACATTAAATCCAAGTCTACGAAGATTTTGAATCCATTGTTTTACTTCAGATAGATTTACTGGTCCTTCAACTTTTGGTTCCCACCAAACAACTGCATCAACTACAACTATTGGTGCAACTTGTTCATAGTTATTTATAACTTGAACACTAACCCATTTGTCAACATGTGCAATTGCTACAGCACATTTGTCATGTTTTTGTGCAAGGTCAGCATGTATGTAATAAACTTTGTCTGGATCTGGTTTAAATGCTTCATCAAATCTTTTAAAATTATCAATTGGATTTCTTAATGTCATACACTTTCTGACTTTTTCTGTTTGTTTAAAAAATGCATCAGATGCAAATGTTGGTACGCATGCAAACCTTTGCATTGCATCTCCCAAGTCAGTCATAAATGCAATTTTAAAATCATCTATTTTTCTTGTTGGATTTACTTCCCATGTAGGTCTTTTAAGAGCAAAAACGCCTGGATATTTATAAGAAACAATATGATCTTCGTCCCAAGATATTTCAAAAGTATTCTCAGAAGAATCTTCTGGTAATAGTGGATTGATTACAAACTTATGACTTCTTTCTATTACATCCTTTTCTGCTATTACGGCATCATATCTTTCTGAAATAAAGTCCCCTGGATATCTAGGAAAAGAAAGTAAAACTACCTTTCCGAGATCTGGAAAACGAGAATCTACAGAAGCACGAAATGCTTTATAAATATTATCAGAAGTTTTGCCTTGATCATTTCCACTCCCAATTTCTGTTGCAAA